TAGTTGGCAATTGCATTTTGTTTTCTGAATGCCAACCAACACAACGAATTCTGCAACGACCTAATTTTAAAGGATCATTTCTATCTTCAACAACGCCAATCCACCAAGTAAAGTTTGCTTTGCCAGCAAAGTCTATATTCTCGTTCATCATGTCCTCATTAATAATTCATTTTGTTGTGGATTACTTGTGTAAACCTGGTTGTCATTTGTTGAATCTGTGGCAATTTCAATTAAAGTTTCATGTTTATTATGTGTTATCGTATGTCTTGCCGCAACAATTAAATATTTTCCATTCAAAGTTACTTCTTCACCCTCTGAATTTTTGCTTTTGGTTCTAAATCCAGAAGTAAAAACTTCCACATTAAATCCAGAAGTCAGTTGAAAATTGCCAGGCATAACAACTCTTACTCTTCTGGCTATTAAGTTTTTAAAAATGGCTCTTCTTTGAAACAAAAAGTTTTCATACGTTTCTGTTTTTGTTATTGAGTCTGCATCATATTTTTTAATATAAGCACTGTCTTTTCTGTTTGTACCAAAAATACTCAACACTTTTCTTGAATTAATAGAAGCCAGATTCGTTGAATTATCTTTGTTAAAAATTTCCGTTTTGTTTGGTGTTCTATTTAAATGATCAACAGAGCCATAGTGATCATCAAAAGTTATGACTTTATCTCCAAGGCTTCTGGTAATAGGATCAAATCCTATGAATCTGCCGGAATTTACACCACTTCTGATTCTATCTATTGAGTCATTTTGAATCATTAATTGATAACTTCTAGCACTGCTCATCTCGGTTAGTGCATCATTTTTAGACAAGTTTTTGGGATCAAAATTTATTTTTAATATTGATTCATTTCTAATTAGTGATGACAGTGAAACATAATTGTATCCAAAAATATTTGAAAAAAATACAAAACTTGGTGCATTGTTGTTATCAATTGAACGTTTTGCACACCATTCTATTGCTTGTAGTGGCGGTAAATTCGGTATGACTATTTTTCTTATACCTGAAGATTCTTCAATTATGCCTCTATCATTATTCTCAAGTTTGAGATAATTCGTTAATATTTTTTTAGCGGCATCTGAATATGTAGTTTCATAACTTTGATTCACTCTCTGTTGATCAGAAAAGATAAACTCATCCGAGATAAAATGCAGAATGTATTTTTCTGCTGACTGATTTACATTTCTTCGATCGGTCTGCTTGTATATTCTAAATGACTTTGTGAACGATATAAAGCCAGGACTTTTTTCAACATCAATCAATATAACTTCAGATCCATCAAATTTAAGTGTTCTTGATAAGCCAACAGCATCGGTAAGCAAAACATTACCGGACATCATCGGCATAAACAAAGAATCAAAAACATTAATCTCATCGTATATTGCGGAAATATCAACACTTCCACCTTTTGACATGATGGAAATTTGTTTTATTTTAAACTGTAACGAATCTTGTAAGGTCGTAGTCATTCTCTAATAATCTGTTGGAACTCTTCAAAGACATCTGCTGCAAAATCAGGTTTCAATAATCGTATCTTCCTCTTATCTTCATTTACCTGCATCTCATATTCATAGTATGTGAGTTTTTCTTTTGTCACAGTTTCACTCACAACTTTTCCATTATTTAAAGTGTATGAATTAGTACCGACTATAACATTGGCATATGCATTTGCGGTTATTTGTATTTTTTCTTTGATCGTTTTACTATCAATTGTTTGAGCAGTCAAACTTCTTGTATTCACTTGATAGTAAGAATGAACATTGTTTTCACTTTTTGCCCACTGAAGTCCGGTCTGTACTGTTGTATTTGCCGCACCATTAGCGGAATATTTTTCATTCACATACTTAACAAATTCACGATAACTTAAAGGCCAATCATATTGAGGATCAATGATGTCATTGAACGTTAGAACTATCCAGTGTCTTTCAGAACTGCCATAAAGTTTGTATGCAATCGACTCAGGTGTGTCTGAATCTTTTATCTCATAGGGATAAAAAATATTTAAATTTTGTTTTATATTTGGTTCAAATGCAAAACGAGATATGATGTTGGTTACAACATCTAATGCTACCTCGTTATTGGCATCAACACTATAAAAAGTTGAAGGAAAAAGATTAAAATAATTTGCCATTGTTATCTATTCTTTTTGCAGAACTAAAATCTTCTTTTGTGATATATGTTGTTTCTCTAAACTGAAGTGTTAACTGAATACCAACTGGCATACCCGTTCGGCCTATGTCTGGATTGTTTTCACCAGGAACTTCGTAAGCAGACCAACCTCTTGGCGCATAATTAACTTGCAAACTTTCCAAAACACAAGATGCTATTGGTGGTATGTTTGGATTTTGACGACCAGCATAATAGAATTGGATATCGAATTCTGATGGTGGTATCAAAAGACCTGATTGCTTGCCTGAAATTTTTTCCAATTCTGGTGCTTGATGAAATCTAAAACGATCAATAATTTTTTGTACTTCAAGTGCCTCTATTTCGTCACGTGGCCAAAAGAAAAACTCAAATTGAAATTGACGAAAATCTGGTGAGTTATAGATCAATTCTAACATTGGGTTTACAACTCTGCCAGTCACACCAAATACACCCAAACGAGTTGTATCTGTTGCACCTGTTGCACCACCAAGCACTCTTTCACCAAGTGCTTGCAATGCACCAGTTTTTTTGATTGCTTCAAGTGCTGCTTTGCCTCCGCCCGCTTTGTAAGTTTCAAATAGGCCAGGCAAAGCAACAAGTGCTTGACCTAATAATTCTTTACCAGGAGATAAACCATCGTATGATTGGCGGCTATCAAATTGAATTGTATCCGGCATGTACAAAGCAATCGATTCGGAAGTCAATTGTGTTTTATTAATAAATCCAAAAGGTGTTTTATCAGTAATTCTTTGAATCGAACTTGTAATGTTATCGTTTATTTTTTGTTCACCAATAGAAACTGATCTTTGTTGAAAGAAACTGGATATTCCACCAGAAATCGATCTGCCAGTAGAACCAAATTTTTCATAAATGACGGTGTTTACTTTTGCAATACCATTTTCTAAACTTCTGTTAATTTTGTCGGCAAAAGAATTCTTGACTTGACTTCTGGAGATTCTATCTGCAACAGAAATACCTCTTGAGAGTTGATCTTGAATTGCTTTTTCGGATTTTGAATCGAAAACTTGGCCGCTGCGATAAGATGATGAAAATTGAGTTTCTTTTTGCTCACGTACAAAGAAAATCATGTAATGACCTTTATCTGCACTGCCTACATCCATTGGATATTTTAAAGAATTTTGTTTGAAGTTACCATCAACGGCATCCAGTGCAGATAGCGGTCCAAATTCACGTGTGTCATCATATCCGAATCTAATGTCTGATAAACCGAAAAATGCCATATGGTTTCCTATTTTGATTGACTAGATAGTATTTATGTCAAACAAAGGAAGATTTAGACCGAAAAACCCGCAGAAATACAAGGGTGATGCTACCAACATTATCTACAGGTCTACGTGGGAAATAAAGGTGATGAGATATTTAGATGAGAATCCGAACATCATTTGGTGGGGTTCGGAAGAGTTGCCTATACCATACATCAGTCCAATCGACAAAAGAAAGCATCGTTATTTCCCAGACTTCATTGCCAAAATACGTAAAAATGATGGTAAAGTGATGACTTACATTATTGAAGTCAAACCCGAAAAACAGACAAAGCCACCCACACAAAAACGCAAAACAAAGACGTTTATCCAAGAAGCCATGACATATGAAGTCAACAAAGCCAAGTGGTATGCTGCGGAAGAGTTCTGCAAAGACCACGGCTGGCAGTTTCTTGTGCTGACAGAAAAACATCTAGGGATCTAAGATAAATACAGAATGGCTAAGAAATTAATAGACAGAGTTAAAGAGTCGCTGGCAAAGTCTGGTTATGAACCACGCACACGTGACGCACGTAGATGGCTAAGAACGAAAATACCAAGTCTTAGACCAACCAAGGCTGAACTAATGCGTGATCGCCAAAGACTCCGAGACAAGTCTTTTATTGGCCGTATGTATTTTTATTACTATGATCCTAAGACAAAGGACACGCTGCCATATTACGACAAGTTCCCATTGGTCATACCAATAGAACGATACTCAGACGGTTTTCTAGGGTTAAATTTACATTACATACACCCAAAGCAGCGTATAGTCCTATTAGATAAACTTAGTGTCATATTAAACAACCGTGATTATGATGAGACAACAAGGCTGAGAATCAGTTATGATTTTCTAGCAAGAGCAACGAAAGTTTTCTCTCAAGCAAAGCCTTGCATAAAACGATATTTGTTTAGCCACATACAATCTCGTTTTTTGGAAATTACAGCAGATGAGTGGGACATTGCCGTCATGTTACCAGTAGAATCATTTGCTAAAGCAAGCGCAAGTAAAGTCTGGTCAGAATCAGAGGATAAATTTTAATGTCGTTTTCACCTAATCTATTTTTATCAAACATTAAAGGCAAAGACGGTCTAGCCCGTCCTGCTCGTTACGAAGTAATTCTTCCAATACCAGAATATATTGGAAATGCCATAAGCAACTCTGTTATTGA